AGCGCCATCCTGAATTGTCTGTGTGGCTACTGCATCAGCCATTTGTACACCTCGCTTTCATGTTTAGTTATGGCTGGCCGAAACCAGCCACATGTAGCCAGTCTTACTGGTCAGCAAATGAAGGCGCAGTTGCACCCGTTACAGTGCCAAAGATCTGATAATTAGTGGTATTCAAACCCATAATTGTCACATCAAAACCAGCAGGCACATTAAGTTGGATGCTGCTATTAGAGTTGCCATCCGAAAATACGCTGCTTACTTCGTTGCCATCCGTGTCTAGGAAGGTCACGCCCCCAATATAAAAATTACTATTACCGGGAGTGATGATTAGCGCATCAGTCGCATCTGCTGCCCCACCCGCATAAACAAAGCGATAAAAAATACCGGCTGTTGGTGCTGGCAAAACATAAGTGCTGTCTTGGCTGTTGTCGCCTACTAAATTGATACGGCCTGCGTTATCCGCAGCAGTAAGGTTGGTAGAGGCAGCATCTGCAAGCGAAACAGGAGTGATCTGCATTCCTGATCCATCAAGCGTAAAAGAGGTGGTGAATGCGCCTGTGCTGCTGTTTTTAGAGACAACAGTAAAACCATTCTCTGAACGGACGGGGCCGTTAAAGGTAGTATTCGCCATGAGTATCTCCTGTCGTGGCTAGTGTCAGATTGTTCCATGTGGAACATTCTGTCAGGGATAAAAAAAAGGACTACCCAAGTATAACCTGAGTAGTCCTTAAACGCTCTAACTAGAGCCGGGAGATCCGAAGATTCCCAATGGGTCGGACACGCCGAATGAATAACGCTCACGCGCTTTATAGCGCACGTTACCCGTATCGAAATCTCCATCCATAGAGTTTTCCAAAGCGGAACGCTCAAAGTGCTTCATGCCATTAGGCACATCAGTAATCAAGAACCACGCATTAGTATCCGTGAGATAGTGATTAACTGAGTAGCCTTCTGGAATGCTGCCATTCGTATAAATGGCATTGATGTCATTATCGGCTGTTCCAACGCGGCCTTCCGTTTGCAGAATCCTAGTTGCAACAAACATCAAAGCAGGAGGAACAATCAGCTTGCGAGGTCGAGCAGCGATCAGAAGTCCACGCTCATCAACCCAGCCAGCTATCTGAATAATCGAAGCCTCCAAGGAGGTTTCATTCAGATCTGCGCCCGTAACGGGGCGATTGCCGTTTTTAGTTCCACCAACGGTTGGGTGTCCATCACCGCCGGTTACACCATCACCTGATGCAGTAAATAGGTTTACACCATCGCCACTTTGGAAAGCATTGGTGAAACCATTGTTTAGTGGAGAAGCAGATTTAACTTGCTTGGTGTACGCCATAGCGCGAGCAAGCGCCTTGGTGTATCTAGCAGAAAGCGAATCATAGAGATTGTCTTCCATAGCCTCTTCGGTTATAGCAAAACCCATCGCCACTGTTTCGTGATTATATCGAGCAGTGAATGACTCTTGTGCAGAGTCGAAGGTTATTGCTTCACCCTCACCTTTAGTGGGGGCAGCACCGAAGCCACTTAGCTTCACCTCTTCTTCAAAAGAACGGTCACTCGCCTCTGTTTCATAGATTTGAGTGTGTTCATCTTCGTACTTTGCATACTCCAAACCGAACAGAGCATTAAGCCCCGGTAGGAGTTCTTTCAGCATTTGCGCTCTTGAAATTGCCATTGCCTAGTTACTCCTATACGCCAGTGGTATTTCGGTAGGCATGACCAACATTGAAAATAAACAGCGCATCCGTGAATGAATCACCAATAGTGCTGCTTGGGCCATCATAAAAATCATAGATTCTTAGAGGCAAAGTGTTGGTTGTTGCCGTGGAATCAGCATCAACAGCGTTCTTGCTGTTACCGATACTTGTTGTACCTGCCGTTTGAATAACATCGAAGTTAGATCCTAGGGCAGTCTGTGCAATAGCACCATCAGCTTGCATTAGAAAAACCACATCTGGGTCAGTTAATACATAAGCCATGATGTCATCAGCAGCAGTAGATGCTGGGTAATATTGATTGAACGTTAGCTGACCAGTAGTTGGATCGGTGTATTTAACACCCATAAAAATACCGATAGTTGTCAGCGTTGACGTTCCAGTGTCCTTTTCAATGGTTCCCGCCGCAACCATCTTCACAAAGTCGCCATTAAATATTGCAGTCGCATAACCGCTGGCGATTTTTAGATGCTGGACTTTACCATTAAAAGAACCACTAGCACTTGTAGTGCTTACGGGTCTTGCTCCAAATGGAGCGGCTGTAGTAGCCATGATAGTTTCCTTAACAAATCAAAAGAATTTTACCAGCCGCTTTTACTTACGCGAGTCTTTCGATCTGGTCGCAGCATAGGCATACGAGGATCGTTTTCACGCATATAGCTCTGGTCTACACTTTCCATTTGTTGCGCTGCAATTCCTTCGTAATGACGCTGGCGAGCATCCGCAACTTCTTGTGGGGCTTTACACAAAAGCTGACCACCAATTTCTACGCATCCGGGGAATTGGCTATTGTGATCTGGCATCACCTCAAGCTCTGGATGATCCTCCAGCTTTACTGGCTCCCATCCTTCCCGAAAACGCATAGAGACGTTAGTTGCATCCGATTGACCTACCATAGATGTTCTCACCCAACGAAATACCCATCCGGGTTGAGGGTGAGGATCTGGCAGTAAGGTTGGCGGTTGCCACGTTGCCTCTCTTGCCGTTTCGCTTCTTGTTTCAAGTTCCCTTGGTTCTCGGCTATCCGTCACAGTCCCATCCTCCGTTTTTGTAGTGCATACTGTTCAGGCGTAATTTTTAACTTTCTTGTGAGTTCTATCTCACTTCTCGTTAATTCCACCTGCGTCTTACGCTTCGTACCTCGTTGCGCTGGCGCAACCACGGTTGAGCTTTTTGTTTGCTGTCTTTCAGCCTGCTGCTGCTCCACACCAAACGCCCTTGGGAATGACTCCCTAAGTGCTTGATCTACCGCGCTAAAATATTCGGGTGAGTTTCTTGCCACACCACGCTTGATTAGCATTTCATCAAGCCCATAAGTAAAGCCAGTTAGAGCCTCGTTTCCGGGCGCTCCGAACCAACTATTACGAGCTAACCAATCCTGTAATCTAGGATCTAGCTGCTCTTGTTGCGGTGGCTGTTCCACCGGCACATTACTATCAGCCTGTTGCTGCGTAGTATTGTTCTGCATCTGGGTCTTATAATTATCTATATAAGCCCTGTCTGCTTGGATTCGCGCAAGCTGTTCTTGCGCCTCCATCATTTTTTGCGTATCGCCCTCTTCATGGGCTTTCGTGTAATCTTGTCGGAGAGCCGCTAATTGGGCCTCAGTCCGACTTTCAACACTTTGCAATAACGCTTGTTCACTTTGTCCAACTAAACCCTGAAGCCTTTGAACTTCATTCTGGGTGTTCTGGGCAAACTGAACTGCCTCATCGCGTAATCTTTGGGCAGCTTCTTTTTCCCTACGCTGCTGATGATACTCATATTTAAGTCTGTTTAAACGCTTTTTAACACGTTCATCTTGGATGTCAATCTCTTCATCTATATTGAAAGGCTCAACATCCTCACGCACAGGCCGACGATCTTCTTCAGGTCGGTCATCAACCTCTACAATTTCTATTTCATCAGAATCGAAACTGACATCATTATCTTCTTTGGGTTCAGGAAAAACTACTTCAGACACGGCTTATTCCTCTTGGATCATCAACTACAGCTTCTGGAGTATCATCATTAATAATTCTGAACTCTTTGCCATGAATGCTTATTCGGGTGCCGCTATACGCTCTCATAATAATGAAGTCGCCTTCCTTGCACCAAGGCCCGTTAGGAAATCGTTTTTCATCTTTATAACAGTCTGGCCCCATCGAAATAACAAATCCTACTACTGAGGCAGTTTCCTCAATAGAGATCGTTGATTTCGCTTTGATAATCCCACCCTCTGTCTTTTCTTCGATTTCTGGTAAACCGATAAGAATGTGATAGCCGGTTGGCACAGGAAGCTGCTTGCCTTTATCTAGCTCGTCTTCTTCAGCACCAATGGCTTTCAGATCTACTTCTGCCATTTCTTTCTCACTGCAACACTTAAAGGGAAGTGTAGAACCCATTGCACCCTGCTGATGCTAATCTTGCTCAGTAAATACACGCTCTGCGAGTTGTCTGATTTCTCGCTTCGCTATTTGTATTCCCTCAAGCTGTCCTCTAAATAATTTATAGGACTCAATATTTTCTACTGAACCAGAAATCAAAACCTCTGTGTGATGTTCTTCTAGTTCGTTTAAACGCGACAATAACAAATCAACAAACTGTGGATCAACAAATCCGGCCATTACGTTCCTTTAGTGATTTGTTCAGCTATCTTTCTACCTATATCTGCACCACGGACTGCATCATTCTGTCTTTGCCTTTGCAGGCG